CCTGAGGATGAGTTTACATGGGGTGGACTTATCCGAGACTGCGACGGCAATGTTATTGCAGACGCCAATGACGAAACGATTGAATACGATGGCGGACACTTTTACGCTGAACCAGTAATGCAATAATTATGAAAGAGCCAATAATAGAAACTTACGTTCCACAAAACAAACGCCTTCCCTTCCAGATTGCTGGAGGGGTTGGCATTGCTTTTGTTATTGGGTTGATTTATTCCCCAATAAATACAAGCTACCAGTACACGTCTTTTGTTCCCGTCATTGAGCGTGACACGGTGTACGTCCATAAAATAACGACGTTGACCTTTCCCGCAAAGGCTGAGGATAAAGAGATTGATGAAAGCGCCTACGGGTCACGGTCGTACGGTTACGAGGTGCGCAAGTTATCAGGGTTACAACTTAGGCAAACGCTGGAAGGACGAGGTTTTCGAAACCTTGCAAAAGTTGACAGGGCGAAGCTTCGTCGCATATACCTTGCTTATTGTTATGAGTCAATGTTAATGAACGTCCACGTCTTAACCGACTTTCCTGTGTCAATGATTTATTCCTTTTTCATCATCGAGGCAACCAGTCAAGGCGTTGAAACCGAACTTTGGCGCAAACACGCAAACGCTGGAGGGGTTAAGGCTTTAAAAGGTCATGGTTATGTAACTTACAAAACACGGGAGGTAATTAAGGGACGAAATAAATACATTAAGGCAAAGTTTATGAGCGCAGAAACCACGGAAGAAGGTATGAACCTTTGGGCTGGTGTTTTGAACTCAGGAAGATACGCCGCCTGTAAAAAGGCAAATTACAAGATGAAAGGAATTAAGTTATACGAAAGTATTTGTAAATGCGTGTACAAATCAGGATACCACACGGACACCGATTACAAATTTCGTGCCTCATTGATGGCGGAGTACTGGCAAATCAAACGGGATAACTTTCCTTTGAAGAAAGAATACAATGTTTTTTAACTTTTTTTTTATTTATTTGTGTAAATATTTTTTTATGTAAATATTTATTTATAAATTTACGAACCGAAAGGAACAAAGAATTTTTCACCACTTAAAAAACAAAAAACAAATGGAAAAGAATTTCACCAACACCCAGTTTAAATGGACGTTTGAAAGCATCAGCGACAACATTCCAACGATTATGCTTTTGACAATAGTATTAACCTACGGGGTTAATGCTTATTTAACTGCCATTTTTTTACCGATTAATTTTTGGGTTGCAATTACCGCTTCCACCATTTTACAACTTGGACGATTTGCAGTCGTTTTCATGGACTTTTTAAACCCTACTAAGGGAAGAAGCCCTTTCCCGCCTAAAATAGCCTTAGGCGCAACGGTAATAGCGTTAATCGAAGTTTTCTTCGGGTTAATGGAAAAGTATTCTGGAAGCGAATTTATAACCATGTTCTTTTTTGTTGGAACAATCGTATGTTTTGGCTACCTTTTGGAAATAAACTTTGTTAACAAAGGGGTTGAAGCATACGGTTTAGTTGAGCCAAAAGTTATCAAAAGACGCAAAAGAAGGGTTGTTGTAAAAAAAGTCACGGAAGATGCACCAAAAGAAAGTAAGGGTTATGTAACTTCGTTCCAAACGATAACACTTTGAGGACATACATCGGGGTTGACCCAGCGATTAGAATAAACGGAATGGCGGCTTGCATCATTCAAGGCAAAGAGGTAAAATTCACGAAATATAAAAGGTTCGTGGATTTTATCCTCGACGTTCCAAAGTGGGTACAATACGAACACCCTGTCGTACTGGTTGAAGATTCCAGCCTTCAAAATGTAACCTTTAATTCATCTATTAACCGCGCAATCCTTTCCCGTATGTCCCGAAATGTAGGCATGAATCAAGGAGCATCAAGAATAGCCTATGAATGGATTAAGGAAAACGGTTACGAAGGTTACAACATAAGCCCTGAGCAAAAGGGGAAGAAATGGGGAAAAGAAATATTTTTAAAAATCTTCCAAAGCGAAGGTTACAAATTTGAACCAAATTTTAAAACCGCCAAAATAAGTCAGGACGAAATCGATTGTTTTACTCTTGCTTTACAGGCTAAAAATTACCAAAAACATGAAAAGAAATAGTGAATTAATCGACGGAATTGAGATAAGCACTTGGAAGGAAATTGAAAGGATTGCTAAAACCTACCCTAAACCGATTAGATTTTCAGACGGTTTGAATAGTAAAATAGCCTTATTAAAATTTTATCTTGAGCCATTACTTCCAAACGGGAAGCCGCCTATTGAGTCAATGGACAAAGGGCGAATGCTTACAATCGCTTATCGGTTGTATAAAAGCACAGACGGGGACACCGTCACAAATTTATCTTTGAAAATTATAAATCAAATTATAAATTAAGAAATTGATTACGTTTGTTTATGTTAATTAGTTTAGGAGTGGTGAATTAGAGGGTTGGCAGTTGCGTCAACCCTTTCCATTTTAAAAGGTAACCCCTTGCGTCTTTGCGTAATCAACCACCGCACGGGCATGACAAAGTGCCAATGTATTTTGAAAGACTGGGTCGAACATCATCAACGCGTCTTTGTAATTGGTAAAGAAACCGTTTTCCGATAACACGGCTGGCATACTTGTTTGGCTCAGTACAAAGAAATTAGCCTCCTTGTCTGGGTCATTGTCAATAGTATCCATTCTATAAACCCATTTTGGGAAAGCCTCCTTGACCTCATTAAAAAGAAAGGTGGCGTAAATATCAGCCTTTGTTTGCCCGATTGATGTGAACACTTCAAAGCCCCTTGCCGTTGGTGTTGCCGCGTTGCCGTGGATACTTAGGAACAACGAAGCCTCATAGTTCTGGGCGTTCATGTTTGCCTTTGCTACGCGCTTAGTTAGGCTAATATCAATAACAGGGTCGTAAACATTGATAACCGACATTCCCCAGTCCTTTAAATACTGCTCAATCTTTGCCGCAACTTCCCTGTTAAACACGCCTTCAAAGAACCAGCCGTAGCCGTGGAACATTGAGTTGTTATGCTGGTAACATTTAGACGGGTAAGTTGTGTAATTATAGGGTAATTTTTTTTTATCGTCAATGCCTCCGTGCCCAGCATCAAGGAAAACACAAAATTTATTTGCTTTCATATTTATATATTTTTAAAGGGAGTCTAAATCAATAGACCCCCTTCTCAGGTGCATAAGGTAGCGATTCGTCTGCGCCTATAATTTAAACCCGATGAGCGAAAAAGCTGCGGAAATCAAAGAAAATTTAGGCGGTAAACTAACCGAAATCTCTTTTCCAGCACATTCGCGGCTTGTCTCCTTGATTTTATCCCAAATGATTTGAGCAAGTTTAACATATTCTCGCCATGTAAATTTGACCTTCTTTCCATCATCAGTAAGAAGTACATTTACCTCTTGTGCAAGTTCCGCAAAATTAAAAGCGTAACAACTCACTGAACCTAAAGGACTGGAAATTGTATCTGCATTTTTTAAAACTTCTTTAAAATTAGTTTCCATGTTATTTGTTTTTAACGTCTAAAAAATCTAAGAATAATTGTACCGATATTTGTGCCAGTAATGGACTTTATATTTTCCGAAATACTAAACAATTCAGTGGCTGCAATAATGAAGCTGACAGAATAGGTGATTTGCGATGGCAGTCCAAAAGTAATACTTGCCCCGTGAAAAATCATTATACCGCAGAAATAAGTTACCACCTTTTGCGATGTGCGATAAAGCCCTTTGCTCGTTATCGGCTCTCCCCTTTTCTTTGCCGCCATGATTCCCGTGACTGTGTCTGCAAAAACAACAAAGATTGTAAATATCAAAAAATGTTTGATGGGTAGGAAAAACGAGAATATAACTCCGCAACAAATGGAATAGGCGATGCCATCGTAACCAAGTTTAAAAATGTTGTAAATAACTGCTTTCATTATTCAAGTTTTATTAATCTCACATCACCATCTACCGTTGCAAACTTGCCATCAGCGTATTTGTACAAGTCGTATTTAACACCGTTAAAGTTAAAAGATATTTGATTGGTAAATGTGGATAAAAGAAGGTTGGTTGAAATCGTGTACACCTTGCCATTGTCTGGATTAAAGATTAAACGCTTATTGCTGTTTAATTGAATTACTCCATCAATAATTTCACCGTTAAAATTTAACTTCCAGTCACCGAGAAACTTTGCCGTGTCTCTTTGAGCCGTTGTAAAATAAACAGGCTTACCGCTTATTTGTTGGTGCAAATCATTGTAGAACCTTAAATCTTTATTTGCTTTTCCAATAGTAATAAAAGGATAAGCAACTTCAGCGTATTTGTTACTTATTTTTTCAGAGTTGTAAATAAGTCTTTCAATACTTTGTAAGCTATCTCCATAAAGATTTTTAGTAATACTTCGCGTTGAATCTACGTACAAAATTTCGGTTACAATAAAATAATTTTTTCCATCTTTTTGCAAATACATTGTATCGCTTTTAATTTCTTGCGCGAAGGAAAAAATAGGAATAAAAATAAAAAATAGGTATTTCATTTTATTTGTTTTCAAGGTTTAATATTCTTTGTTTTAAAAGTTCTATTTGGCTTTGTTGCTGCTGAATTGCTTTTACCAAAATAGGTATTAAATTATCTCTTTGCATCCAATATTTGTCATCATTATTAGTATTTACTAATTTTATGTTATCTGCTTCACCAACAATATTTTGCACACTATCAACTTCTTGCGCAATAAAACCAATGTCTTTATTTCCCACATTACCATAATCCCTCATATTCCAAGTAAATTTAACAGGTCTTAAAGCTAAAATTAATTCTAAGCCAGTGTTTAAATTTTCAATATTAGTTTTATCTCTTGCATCTGAAGGGGATGCAATGCCTGTGTCATAACAATATAAGCCATTTGTAGCATCAATAGAGGAGTTGCCAAGCATTATACTATTTGAACCTTGACCTTTTGCTCCATAACCTATTACTATTTCATTAGTCGATGATGCTGTTGGGTTGGTTAATCTGCCTATTAAAACACTTTGGTTTATTGTATTTAACTGATTATCATTTTTATCAAATGTTCCAGAATTACCTCCAATTGCTACATTATCAGAACCGCTTGTTAAAAATCTTAATGCGCCATCACCTATTCCTAAAGTTGAACTTGTAGTTGTTGCATTTTCAAGAGTTGATGTTCCAAGTGCAGCATTTGACCCACCTGTTGTTAATTTATTTAATGCTAAATGTCCAAATGCCGTGTTAAAATTACCTGTTGTTACAGATTCTAAAGCACCATAGCCAACGCCAGAGTTATAAACTCCATTATTTGTACTTGCTGATTGAGACAAATTTTTCATTACATTATACCCAATAGCAACACCTCCAACCCTTGATGATGTAGGATTTGATACAGTAGTTGCATTTGACATTGTACCATCTCCGATTATAATAAAATGATTGCCAGATTGATTTTTATAATTTTTTACAAAATAATAATTGCCTGTTCCAGCTGAATAAACATAAGCATTATTTGCACCTACCTTTATTGCATCTTCTATTCTCATAGTGTCTGTAAATGTCTTTGCCCCATTTACCGTTTGCGTTCCATAGGTATTTACATAAGCAATAGCTGCCGTGTCCGCTCCTAACTGTCGCCACTTTCGCCCCGTTGCCGAAGCCTTGTAAGTGTAAAGATTTATGTTTACCGTATCAAGCACAAAATAAGCTGCCGTGTCGCTCTTTGCCGTCAATGTAGTATCAGCCGCCACGCCCCGCCAAATAAGCCCATCGGCAGTCGTCTGTTCTCCGAGCGTTATCTTTTGGTTACCGTTACTTGGATACTGTGCCCATGCAAGGCAAGGCAAAAGGAAGAGGAAGAGGGAAAGGAGTTGTTTCATGTTTATGTTTTTTTAGTTTCTTTGCATTATATGCCAATTAGTGCCATCAGCAACTAATGTAACCCATTGAGGCGTAACATTTCCAGCTGATAAAATTGCAGTTCCAGCTGAACCGCCACTAAAAGGTATAACATTTGATGCGGTGCTAATTACTGTTCCTGTTGCAAGGTTTTTTATCATGTATTGCCTTCCATTTGTTGCGGTTGTTAAATCTATGGATGTTGTTGAAGCGCCGCCAGTATTTACAATAGAAACTCGATTACTTGATAAATTAATTGAACTTCCAGCGGTTGATTCTACAAAAACATAACCAACATCAAGCGTACTTCTTGCTACGGATGCATTTTCAGCGCCTGTTCCACCGTTGG